TAGCCAGGCCAAGGCGTTCCCAGTCCTTCGTGTTGTCAGTCAACTTAATTCCATCGGATTGTCCTAGTGTCATTTGGCCACCCAAGTATTGGCTGAAGTCTTTTGAGTTACGGATTGAATAAGGCAAGATTACCTGGGATAGTTGAATACCCGTACTGCTGTTATTTACCTGAATTTGCGGTGTGTCAAAACTTACTGATACTGTCATTTATTTTTGTCCTTTCATGTCTTTCACGGCAGTTTCGATAGCTTCATCAATCTGCTTAGCAGTGAACAGGTGTGCCTTGTCAGCTTTCATAAGATAGTCTGTAACCATCGTGATGGCTTGTGCTTTTTGCGTTTGGCCACCATCGAAGGTCACCTGAGCCCAATTCACTGCATGTTCTGCAATATCTAACAAGGCTGTGAGCCTCTTATTGCGGGCAAATCGTGCTGATAGCCAACCAATGCCCAAAATTAAAAGCGCTGGTAAGATTCCACTCTCCCACAACGCTTCTACAAGGTTTATTAAGTTATTCATTGTCATCGTGATGTTCCCTCCAATCTTCGATTATAGATATACGCTTCTCGTGGTCATCAATGCGTGAATCATAGCCTTTCAAAGTGTCCTGCAAACCGGCAATTGTCTTATTCAAGCTGTCGATTGATTTAACAAAGGTCATCTTTATCACGAACCACATTGCACCACTTAGGGTTGCCAGAACTGTGAGCCAGCCCGCTAAGTCGTGTGGAAAAAATCCCATATCATACGCCTTTCTTTTATCACTTAAAGTAGCTGACAGAGCCCTCAACGTATAAAACAATACCTTTGTAGTCTGTGGTGTTATTCTCAACACCGTGGCGCAATTGATACTGAATCTGCCCTGTGTTAGTAATGTGGACCATAAGAAGTTGATCTGTTTGAGTAGAAACCCCACCAATCCCACTACGACCGCCCATAACCGCCGTTACGTAGCTGAAAGGTTTTGTTATGTTGCTAGGCATTTGACCCAAGTTGTGCCATGAATACGACGCATCACCTGTGAAGGTACCAGTAAACCAAACCTCTACGCCGGCTGCAAACTCTCGGAAGTCCATTCTTAACCCGTTTGCAGTAACAGAGCCGGTCTTGATACTTGACGTTTTAAGGTTAGCCATCGTCGTGTTACCGGTGAACGTCTTATCCCCTGCAAGAACTTCATTTCCAGAGTTATGCACAACACCGTCATCGTCCGCCAAGTTGTGCCAAGTCTTTCCGTCCCTTGATTGTTGGATAGAAGTTCCGTCTGACTTAAAGTTAGGCGTGCTGATTGTCTTTGCCGTAACTCCACCGTTAGAAGTTACATTGCTTGCTGTAATACCCTTGTCGAACGTAGTTGTTTCAGTGAAGTGATTTTCAACGTTCAGCAAAGCTACTTGCTTGGAGTCGATTTGCCCTGCCAGATTCTCAACTGAGGTCTTCAACGTTTCATAAGCAAGTTGTTGTGCCTTGATATTGTCATTCAAACCACTGATACTTGAGTTGGCTTCATCAATAGCCTGTTGTACTGAATCGATGTAGTCCTTTGAAGCGTTAGACGTAAACAAAATGTTGTTAGCGATAACCGTGAATGTTACTGGGATTGAGCTGATAACCGTACCAGCGCCGTCTTGAACACTGATGTAAGCCTCTTCAATGTCACCAGCTGATTGGTACATCTCTCCTGGGATTAGCATTGAAAACAAACCTCCAGTGGCTGAAATCATGTCGTGAACCCCAGAAATTTGCTTGACCTTACCTGCTGAATCCTTTGCTGTAAGAACAACGTTTTGTCCGTCTAAGTTATGTGGCAAGTTGCCGTCCTTGATAGCAAAGTAAACGATACGCCCATTGTCACCCTGACGTCCTGATAGTGAGTCAATCAACGTCACATCTGTTGTGTCTAGCAACGTGTTGACAACGGCATAGCGACCTTGTGATTGTGCTTGATTAGCCATATTTTCTTAATTCCTTTCGATTAAACCGTTGAGAATCATAATCTCAACCATGTTTTGCAATGTATTTTCCATAGCAACCAAGTGGCTGTTGAAATCATCATAAGATTCCCCCAAACCGCTTAGATCGCTGCCCCAGTATTCATGTCCTTTGGCCTGTATGCCCTCCATATCGACAAAATGGTACTCATTAAAGATGTCCACCAATCGATTGAGGTTATTTTTGAGCAAAATTAAAGCACTCCCAATTTCTGAGAATGCTTGCTCGTTGTATTCTATAATGTTCAGTGTATTCATTGGTGCAGGCACATCTGTAATCATGCCCACATCGTAGAACGCTTGGTAAATCTGGCGAGATGTATCATCAGCCCCAGAAATACGCTTTGGTAAATCTAAAATCATTCACTCACCACCTTTGTTGTCAGCGCTCCCTTATCGTCAACCTGCAACTGATACTTGGTACCATTCGGGCTGGTCAACACCACTGTGCTCAAGTCAGGCTTACCTTCAATAGCTTGCCAGTGGGTATACGCATAGGCCTTATTTCCATCGGGATCAGCATATTGCACGATTGGCGTGCTCTTAGGTGGTTCTGGTGTTGGCTCAGGGTCTGGTGTCATATGGTCCGACTTAGCATAGGCTTGCCATGCTGCGGTGTCACCATAGAATTTGTCCAAATCCAGATTGCCATCATAGCCGCTTAGGCGCCCCGTTGAAGCGTATTGGAATATTGCTGGTCCACTCCATGAACCATAACCCTTAGCGTCCGTCCATGGATCATCTTGGTACCCAGTGGGGGTTGAATCTGCATATTGGGCGACCCAGAGACCATAATTGGCACTCACCGTTGACCAGTCGTAACTGTTTGTGACTGACTTGCTCATGTAAATCAGGGACCTGATTCCAGTTTGTTGGTACACGTAATCCAAAAAGGCCTTAGCGTAACCAACACCTTGCGTTACAACAGCACCTTCCCAATCCAACACCAAGATGGCCTCTCCAAGATACCCTCGAATGATACTCAGGAAGAACTTGGCCTCTTCCACAGCACCATCACCAGTTTCAAAGTGGTACACACCTAACAACCGGCCTGCTGACTTAGCGCCTTGGTACTGCGTATCAGCTTCGGTTGATACATAGGTAGTTCCCTCGGTGGCTTTAATAATGACGAAATCAGCTGGGACAGCGCTTAGGTTAATGCCAGCCTGCCAGTTTGATATATCGATTCCATTTAATGTCATTAGCTGTCCACCTTTCCGATAACCCACATGTTACCTGTTGTCCCTGTGTTCTTTTTTGCCGTGTTAATGGCTGATTGTTGTACCTTTTGTGCGTCCAGATAATTCTTGCGGGTATTGTTCAAGGTAATCTGTACCGCTGTTGTCGCAAACGGTGCTTTGACAATGCTGACCACTTCAACGGAAGTCTGGAACCCGTTATCAAGCATCTGTACTGTCCAATTTTCACCCAAAGCAACGTCTTCATTCCCAGCTGATGTAACTGTCATAGCCAACGATGGCTCTAAGACAAACGACTGGGAAGCCAAGTTCTTCATGGCGTCTGTTGAGGTAATCTTGTCACTTTCAACACGGGCGCCTTCTTTGACACCCCACTTAGCAACTGAATCTGCGTCCTGTACCTTGAAGGGTGTAAATGCTGGTTGTTCCATGGTTGATACAGCTTGCACGGTATTCACAATGCTGGTTGCGTCATACTGTAGTTGTACTGCGGCAGTATCATTACGATACCTGAATACCTTGCGGGTATTGATCACATATGAATCTTTGTCGTACAAGTGAATGACCTTGTTATTAGGTACGATGGCATATACACCAAATGCACTCTTGATTGTCGACAACCCTTCGACAATTGACGTGTTACCAAAATCCATTAGCGTCTTGTTGCTATCTAACTTACCATGAATCTGATATAAGTATCCATCGCCAATATCTGTGAGTATAAAGTTTAAGGCGTCAGTCAAACTGAACGAATTATCACCCCGTCTAACGTTGTACTGGAACCGATTGTTGAGCTGGTAAAAAATGTGTGTTGCCGTAACTGTTACGTTGTGAACACCACCAGTGTTGTCATCAGTCACCTGTTTAATCACGTAGGTTTGACCGTCATATTGCACCAGATTCTCCACTTGTAACAAGGCAAACCCAAGTGATCCATCGTCATACGCTTGGAAATCAACTTGGTAAGCTTCATTCTTCGTACGGGTGAGCCGAAACGTGCTGAAATTCAATGAGGATAACGCTTGTGTGGACTTACCGTCCCTCGATTGAATAACTACCTTATCTTTGCTGTATGCCATTTAGAAGTACAAGAATGGGAAGCTGAAGGTAACATTGGCACTGCTTAGTCCACTTAAACGAATGTCATTATCTCCACGTTCCAATTCGATGTGCCCAAAGTCCGTATCTACGTCAGTTGACCCATTCAACGTTGGTACCACACCATTCAATACGAACGTGTCACTGGTGGTCATCGCCTTATTCAGCTTGATACTGGTGCCATTCGTCTGATTTGTCAAAGTAAATGCACCCGAACCTTTTACCGTAATCACCAGATCATGGTGGTTGACGTATGGGTCAATGGCCACATCTGAAGGGTTGTAAATGTTGAACTGATTACTGGTACTAACATAGCTCAACGGCCTGGCTGGTAGATTCATACCGAACCCCAAACTGCCTAAGTCATCAGGTAACTTATCTGACCTGACCAAACTCTGTGCCAGTCCACTTGGATTGGTGAACACAAGGTCTACCGTCCCTTGTGATGAAGCTTGAATCGGTGTGATGTTAGTTGGGTTAGCCATTACCCAAAACGTCTTAAATGGTTCCAGCGTGCTTCTAAGGCGCATTAGGCCACGCTGGTAAAAGACACGGTTCAACTCTGCCTTAAGCAACCTGAAATCAGCCATGTTGCGCCCCTTAATAAACAATGACACGGTGACTTGGTTGGATCCATAGGTGGCTGATTGTAACCGTTGGCCATCTGAGCCGGCTATGGTTAGCCAGTCACCTGATAACTGGGGTGCTGATGACTTCATATCCAGAAACTTGACAGATGGAAGTCTGGCCGTCAAGTCATATTCTTGGCCACCGTATGGCTTTACGAATAATTTCATAACAGGCATATCCTTTCATTAAATTGATTGATAATTGTGTGTTGCTTGAGCCATGCCCATTTGATTCATCAGGTTGGGTAAGTTTATACCACCTTGAGCCTGCATTGCCTTGAGCTGGTCTTGGTTAACGCCAAGCATGAGTGACAATAACGTGATTACGTTGTCAAACTTTTGCTCCAACTGTGCTGTATTAGACTGAACCATAACCTGTTGTCCTTGTGATCCATTGATACGTTGGTTAGCTTCTGCAAGTAATTGGTTGGCTCGTGGCTTACGTGATGGATTCATTGGGATAACCACTTCTGGGAACCCTTCTTCACCCATTTCTGCAAACGTACGTGAGTTAATCCAACCGCCATTGGCAAATCTCTTGGCTCCCCAAGGCCCCCAACCACGCTTAACACCAGTTGGTGCCAAAGCTTAACGCCAATCCACCATGTTAAACACAGCAAGGAACTGGTCTAAGGCTGACAGAATGTTGTTGTGGCCTGGGTACTTCCAAGCGTTAAACGTCCCAACCTTATATTGGAACAGCCCTCGTGGCTTACCAGTACCATCATGGTCATCGTAACCTGTATTAATACTTGGGTTAACGTTTGACTCAAACATAGCCTGTGACCATAGCTGTGCTAAGTCTGCGCCTGATAGGTGCTCTCCAATCATGCTGGCCGCTTTACGAGCTGTCTTATTGAAGGACTCCTTCGACATAGCACCTTCACCAGCTTGTGCAACCACGTCTTCATCTTCGTGCTTCTTCTTCAAAGACTTGAACATGTTAACGATTGGGTCTGCAATACCTTGAACCAACCCATTGGCCATAGCTGGTGCGATGTTCGTTACCAGAGGGCTTCCTGTGATACCAGAAACTGCTTTATTCATAACATTACCCAAAGCCTTGATTGGGTGTGCAATGAACTCCGTTAACTTGTCCCACTTATCGGAAATCCAGCCGATTGCAGTATCAAGCCAGTTATCAGTACCATTGGCAAACTTAGGTAGTGCATGGGCTGGGATAACTGTTTCACCACCTGAGAAATTAACCAATCGATTACGTCCTTCAAGCACAGTGGCACGCCCAGAGTTATCGATGATCGCTTCTTGGTAATGCTCTCCTGGGGCGTCATTAACAATTGCCAACCCCTTAGGGGCACCCTTTGTACCATTGGCAAACTTAGGAATCTTACCGATGGCTTCCTTCTTACCACCGAACGTATGGATAACTGTGTTAATGCCACCGATACCATTGTGGCGCTGCTGTCAAGATTATGGACAGGTTTTTTCGACACCGCAAGGTGCCGCTACACCGAAAAATTTTCAAAACCCAGATTTCAGCCTAAAATGGCGTGATTTCTGGGTGTTTTTGTAGGTGGAACAGGGCTTAGCCCTGACGTCCAGAGAAAACGAGTGATATAGATTGTGAACCGGCCGGATTTCACAAGTTGTAGCGTGCGGTAAATAAGCCTTCACAAGGCGAATTTTTGAAATTCACAAGTGACGGCTTATAAACTGTGTCGTACCGGCTGGTGCCTATAACCGAGATTAAGTAAACCAGACATTGGTCTAGGCGGCCTGAAGCCAATCAGTGCGTGAGTTGATGCGACTATTGTTGTACCAGTTCACATACCACTCGACAGACATCCGGACATCATCAATGGTCCTGTACTCTTCGTGATAAATCATTTCGCGCTTGATGAGCGAATGGAAGCTCTCGATACGAGCGTTATCGTAAGGATGCCCCTTACGGGAGTAAGAGTGCTTTATTCCAGAGTTTTGTAATGTTCCTTCGAACAGGCTAGAAGTGTATTGGCTTCCCATGTCGCTGTGAATCATCTTTGGCTTACCGTTGGCTCTTAGAGCCTTAACTACGACGGATGTTGCGAATTCCTTGGTCATCTCTGGACTTAGTCCGTATGAGACTACGCGACGCTTTTCTGGGTCATAGACGGTTGCCAGATAAACCCACTCACGATTCATCAACTGGATGTACGTAATGTCAGTTGCCAGAACGCCACTCAAATCATCTAACTTCTTCATGAGGTTGGGCTTTTGAGGTGTGTCAGTGGTTGTTGTTGGCTTCTTGTATGACTTCTTGACCATGCGAGATTTGAGATTGAGCTCATTCATGAGTTCCCAAACCAAACGATCACCAACATCAGTCTTCAAAATGAAGCGCAAGAACGCTGCGATACGACGGTAGCCATAGATGCCACGATTAGTGTTATAAACGGCTTTAATTGCCGTTTTCAGAGCAGTACGCCGTGTTTCTCGTTGGCTAGGTTGCCATTTTTTCCATTGATAATACGTGCTTCGAGCAATGTTCAAAGCCGATAAAACGCTTGTTATGCGGTGTCCCATTGCGAGTGACCGGTCAATGATTTCCAGTCCTAACTCGCGATTTTGCGTTAATTGTACTTCGAAAGCAACACCGCGGCTCGTTTTAAAATCTCAAGTTCTTCGCGAAGTTTGGCGTTTTCCTTTTGTAATGCGTTTACATCAGCTTGCGTCCATTTTTCGCCGTCCACTTCGTGGACTGTGTACAATTTGACCCAGTTACGGATTGAATCGGCCGAAGGCCCGTATTCAGCGGCTAGTTCCGTGTAAGAACGCCCTTGGTTGTGCATCTCGACAAGAGATTGCTTAAATTCTGGTGAATATCGAATCATATAAAAAATGCTCCTCTACTATTAGTTTACAGGGCAGAGAAAAATCTGTCCGTAAATCTAGCATAAGAGCACCTTGATGTTCTTCAAAAAAATCAAACAATCTTTTTGCTACGTCTGCATTTCCAGTAGTCGCTATCAATACTTTTTGGTCAGTAACTAAGAATTTTTTCATTTCTTTTTCTGAAACCGTACCATCCGATTTTGTTATTTGCGTATCACTAACAACAGAAACGAAGTTACCACCCAAAACCACATTTACATAACTCATTTATAAATCCCTCCATTTTGAGGGATTATATCGCACATCCGAGAATTGTGCACTCACATATCCGGAGCCACGGCACGAACAACAAAAAGTGAAAGTATATTCCTATACTGTCTATTGATATGGATTAAACAGGTTCTTAGTAATCTAGAATTCGATCGATTATTCGCAATCTGACAAAGAGCCCGCAACGGAATATACAGGGTCTAAGCTAAACATGCTACAAACGCCCATATAAAGGAAGAAACAACATAAACAAATGGATAGTGTCCACACAACTGTCCACACTGTCGAATAAAATGAGCGTCTAACTCTTCATGTCTGATCACTTTGCTAATTGCGATGTGGTCAGTTTTTTATTTGGATAATTGCAGCTCTGTTGTCTGTTTTACCCAGTGAACTCAACAATTATATATGTTTTTTTCATCATATATTGTGCAAATTAGATAGGGATACAAGCATTTACGGTGCAATAAAACATCACACGCTCGTTTTAGTGATGAAGCTACCAAACACTAGCCAATATCTTCAAAAGTCACTAGAAGCGCTTGTATTGTGTTTGATTATTAAGTTCAATTCCAAATACTTTTGAAAATCTGACAATTTCGTGTAAATAACGGCTGCTTAATCGCTTGATTGTCACCACTCACACTTTCCAGTTTTCGGGGGGGTATAAAAAACATCTGTCATCAAAATAAAATAAAAAACTAATTAAAAAATTTTTTTGAAAAAATATTTCTTGATGAAAAAAAATAAAATAAAAAAATAATTAAACACATCGCACCACTAACCACTCGACTGCCACACCTCCAGCCTCAACGAAAAAATATTTCTAAAAAATTGAGAGACAAAATAAAAAATATATTCTACTTCGTACTCGTTGGATCTAACCACGTTCGCTAGTGATTAAAGCGCTGCAATATTAAACTATACCTTTGTAAATCCGTATACCAATATTCACCGCAAACATCTGAAAGTTTGTTGCGAACGCTCTTCACAAAAAGGTGGAGTATTTGGAGTAATCACGATTAAAACAAGCGTCAGCACTTGGCATTACTAGTTTTGTGTCTACTCCACCCCACTGGAGTAATGTGGAGTAAGCGTTTAAATGCAAAAACAGTCTAACCCCTTGGTACTACTGGGCTCGCACTGATCTTCCCAATACTCCACCTTTTTGCATTTCACCCGTATTTACTTGTTTCAACATCATCTTGCCACTGTCAACCCACCTATACCAATTTAAAAACTAACCACGGTTTTCTGGCATATGCGAACTTGGTTGGTCATCTGTAACCATTGGCACGCCTTACCGGCACATCTAAAACCTTGGTCAGTTATATGCAGCCGTCAACTATCCACGTTTCAATCACGTCCTATGTTTTTTAACATCAGCTATACATCACTAACCACTTGCTTTATTTGGCTTCACAGTAATGCGATCATAAACATCGCACAACTAACCAACCGTTATTAAGCACAACGCAGCAGGCAAACAATGGTGTTGCCTTTGGCTCATAGTGTTCATATCTCATTTTGTTAGTCAACTAACCAGCGTTTGCCAGTCACATCGCACGCTCTAAGCTGTCCATTTGTGGGTAATCATAGGCAATCGCACGCAACTTCGTTCTCTAAACGCGTTTCTCAGCACTAAAAACTATCCATGCAAGCACTAACCAACTACTGCGCTGTACTTAATAGCAGTTAAACACTAAAAACACACATGGTCAGTAGTACGCGCACAAAAAAAGCAACCGACCAAAGTCAGCTGCTTCTGTTTGCTTAATTAAATCGTGCTTCCAATTCTTTTACTCGTTGTTCAAGTCGCTCAACTCGCTTCAATAGCTTGAAAATCTCGGTGTGACTGTAAATCATCGCCCCGCCCGCCATGTAACTTACATACTCTTGAGTTTGCTCATCTGGGCTGTAAATAGCTAAATCATCGAGTGTACTCATCCATTCGGCAAATAATTCTTTGTCTGCAATCTTTACTTCTTCCGTCATGTTTTTATCTCCTTTGTTATCCTTAAAAATCGTTTGTAGATGTCATAATTCCATAGTCGTTGGCTTTAATACCAAATCCTTTAATGCGGCTACGTGCGTTTTTTGTGTAATTGTCGATGATGTTCTCATCTGCTTCATTTCCAGCTGTTGACGTTTTAGCAATCTCAAAGCCGTGCGCTAATAGCGACTTTCTGAACCCTTGCATACTGATAATATCTTTCAGTTGAACGCCCTCGCTTGAGAGGAACGCTGTAAATAGATCATATGCATAACCAACAGTGACTCCGTTAGTTCCTTGCGTTTCGACAAAATACTCTTTTGTAAATTGACTTAGCATATCATCTCCAGCTAGCCACTTTGCCGTGCGCTCCTTAGAGGCTTCTGTAACAGTCATCTCACGTCGTTCAACGGCTTTCTTTGCCTGTGTAATAGCGTAATAGATAAACTTGGGCAAGTCAGCTCGCAACTTATCAACGTGGAACTTCTTGTAATACTCATCGCGCTCTTCGCTATCCATGTCTGTAATAGACTTAGCACCAGCTTTAAGCAAAACCAAACGTCTGATGTATTCTTTTTGATTTGGGAATACAGGCAAGTTGTAATTAGCTGAAACAAGAAACTTAGCGTGTACCTTGAAGCTATATGTGTCGCGCCCCTTTGGGTTAGCTGTTAGTGGGTCTCCGGAAGCGATTTTCTTCATGATGTTTAACCCGTCATCTGAAATAACAGACTCCGACTCGGTCAAGATGTTGGCAAACATGCCGCTTAACTGGTCTACAAATCGCGCACTATCCTTACCAGCCAAGTCAGTAAAACCAATCGAACCGCCAAAACGTTCAATACCAAACGCAAGTAGCAACGTCTTTAATAGCGTACTCTTACCGTTACCGCCTTGACCTTGCACAAACACGATGTGCTGCAAGCTGTCATCGTTCAAAAAGAACATGTAACCAAACCATTCAATAAGCGTTTGGGCGTCATCACCAAGCAGGTAACGCACGTATTCAGCAAGTAAACCACCGTCATCACTTTCTTCAATTCTAGTAGGCAACAAAGAAGTTAAATAATCTTCTTCGCGGAAGTTGTGCATTTGCATTGTTTTTAGATCTAGCGTGCCGTTCTCAAAGCTAACCAGTTGCCCGTCGTCAAAAACTTGGGTACTTGGCTTAGTGATTATTGTCTGCGCCAATTCAATCATGTCGCTGCGCTTCTGCTTCGAGATTTTGTCGAATACACGGTAATCATTCAACAACTCGTTAGAGTCGCTTTTGATGACCTTTAGCACCGGTTGCTGTCTAGTGAACTTGTCCCAAAACTTTCCATTCCAATATAGTCCGTCTGGGTGTGTATCGTTCTCGATGATAATATGGCGTCGCTCCTTGATGTCATCAACAAAAAAATTGATGTCAGGAACGATAAAAGACAGTTTGCCGTCGTTCTTAATGTCATGCATTAGCCACTGTGGCGATAAGTCATTAAGACGCTTCTTTACATCAGCGGTCAATTCTTCCCACGTATAAGCGCGTTCTGGGTTAAATGGCACATCTGTATATGTTGCTGTGTCATCGTCCACACGCTTACCCTTAACTGCCCACCATTTGCGCAACTCAAGGTAATCAGCAAGGCGCTGCGCTTCGGTTTGCGGTTGTTCCGTCATCTCAACCAATTCAGTTTCTTCTAGCAATGTCTCCATATTTTCCTCCGTTGTTATTTTGTCCAGTGCTTCACCCAACTTTTATACTTCTTCTTCAATTCATCTTTGCTAATTGGGTCACTTCCCAATGCGTTTACAGTTGCAACGATGTCACCTGTCAGCTTGATGTCACCATACGTTTGTCGATAAACCCAACCACCGATGTCTGTCAGCATGTTGTCCCACCCGCCAAACGACTGATAATTACTTTCTGGATCGAACATTGCCAGCAACATCTTTCTAGCCATGTTTGCGTACTTCGGTGTGTTGTCATCGCTATTGTTAATCGTGGTTGTTCGTCGCTCTTCTGTATGCTGGTACTTGTTTGGGTTGCTGTTAAACGCTTCAATCAGTGCCTTGGTGTTCAGTCCAACGCCGTCAGCCTCAATAATTGGCGTGTTAGCAGCGTTCTGGTCAGTCGGTACATAAATACCCTGTAACTGTGCGAAACTGCGTCCAGCGCCACGCTCGTCAGCCTCAACGTGTGTACTGGTAGTGATGACTAACCACGTTTTTGTGTAGTCATCTTTTCCCAGCGGCTTATCTAATTGAATACCAACACGCAAACGCGCACCGCTCTTAACCCCGTTACTAATCGTCGGATAAATAACGTAGTTAGTGCCCAAGGCGCTTAAAAAGCTAGCCAGTTTGTTGCTAACATCTCCATAAGTGCCGCTGTCATCTACATCAATGAACATAACGCTGCGTTCCAGCACTTCGTTGTTAGCGCGCTCCATTGTGTTATTAGCAAGCGTTCCGTAAAGCACATACGGCGCCTTGTTGCGCTTAAATGCTTCAAGCTCTTCGCCAGTCATTCCGTGAGCTGTTGTCTTGGGACTTTCAACCAATCTAACCAAGTGTAAGAAGTCAGTTTCATATCCACTTACAGGGGTGTAATTCTGCTTCATCAGTCCAGCTTGTCCATAGATCATACTTCTAACTCCTTAATTGCTTCGAGTTGACCTAAAATAAAACCCTTATCGTAGTTGTATATTTTTGAACCGCGGTACCCGTATGTGTATTTGATAACTCGCGAAAGAACGACTTTGGGAGTGCTGCGCTCTAATTTCATCTCGAAAGCGTATCCGTCGTTCCAACCACTTTCGTACTCAATTTTTTTCAATACTTCATCTGTATAAACAACGTTGGTTAGCTCTGCAATTACATTTCCGTATTTATTGTTGAACTTGGTAACGTATTCTTCAAAATCAACACCAGCTGTCCAGTAGTTGGAGGTTTGTGTGATGGCGCGTGCTTCAATCAGCTGTGAAATAACGTATTTAGCGCGCTTACCGCTGAGGACTTCGTTAGTTTCGTATTCGTATTCGAGTGGGTCGTAATCAAAGTTATGCTTTACCTTGTTTCCAGTTGCGAGTTTGTTGAGTACCCATGCTTCATAACGCTGCATAGGTGCTAGCTTCTTGTAATCGTTCATCGTTAAACCTCTTTTAATTTCTTCTTTACGTCTAGCCACCAATCTAGTAAGTCGATGTTAGACAGCCTTGGGTCATCTTTGTTTAGTGCTGCTTCAAAATCTTCATGACTTCGTATTAAGAAATAACTGTACTTTGTATGTTGTCCTTGTGACTGTCCAACCGGTACACCCAATGTCAGCAAATCATCTAGCCACTCTTGCACAGCTTTGCGTTGTGCCGTGTTCGTACCGTCAAACATAAGTCCTGCGTAAGTCCCGATGTTGTACCAAGCTTTTGGGCTTTTTGCAGTTCCGCGTCCAAGCGCCTTAATCAAGTCCATAAATACGTCAGTTTTTCCCATGTATCAAAGTCCTTTCATCGCACGATCTAACTCATCACGGTTATAACGCTCAATAGCAACGCCGTACTTCATTCCGCTGTGTGGCGTAAATACGCCTTTATCAGCTAGCTTCCTGAACGTCTCGTAAGACAAATGCACGTATTTGCGCGCTTGTTCAAGTGTCAACCACGGGCTATCGGGCGTATCAAGAACACCTGCTAACCTGTTAATCGCAATGGCTAGTGTGGTATCATTATCCATATACAAATCGCCTCCTTTCTTACGAATAGCGGCACTCCTTTAAAACTCGTCAGTGTACTGTCCAAAGTAAAATTACTGATGAGTTTTTTTATTTACCTTTTGCGAGTTGGGCGCTCGTTTATGTCGTTTAAGCCGGCAAAATTTAGCGTCGCTGTTTCGTTTTTTATTGTTTAAGCAGTTTAACGACATGCTTAGGTCAGATATATGTATGCCCAGTTAAGGGCGTGTTATAATAGAAGTATCTTCTACGAGGCTCGTCACCTCGAGTAATGCTTCTATTTCTTAAAGCGTTATCCGATTATGGATAGCGCTTTTTTGTTTATAGAAAATCTTCAAACTTTGGACGAGTCTTTTCCCATTCGCGTACCGCCTTGTGATAGGCGGTTTCTGCGTTAAACATCGCAAGGCGTTCTTCTGCCTTTTTAGCTGCTTCGATGTTAATAATCGTACGGAACTCATCGGTGCTATTTTGTTTGTGAACGCCACGCTTGATAGGCTTTAAATCTCGCGATGTGAACTGATAAGCCGTTCCGTTATCGCTTTCTAAAATAACGTCCTTGCTATCCAGTTTCGTGTAATCGTAGTCCTTTGGCACAATCGCAGCACCGCGTTCAACTGGAGCCATTTTGATATTGAAGTAGTCCACAAATTTAGCAATATCTTCAAACTCTTCGTCTTGGTCAACTTCTACGAGTCCGTTGTGTTGGTTGAACTTAAACAACGCGCCAGTGTAATGGCCGAAAGCGCCGTTATCATTTACTGGTACACCAGTTGAGAAATAAAGTGTTACTGGCTTAGTCAACAAACCGCCACGCTTGTAAATTGCTGTTCCGTCATTCTTATAGCTAATTTCTAGATCGCCTGAAAACTTGACTAGCTCGCCAGCTTGTTCAGGAACTGCGCCACACTTAAACTTGTACACTGTTCCGTTATCACCAGTTAATAGCACGCGTTCAGTTTTACCGTTTGTTTCAAAATATCCTGTGCCAAACTCGTCAGAAAATAGTGTGAACTCATCGAAGAAGTCAAAAGCCTCATCTTCTTCGTATTCCTTTAGCGGTTGCAACTTGCCGCCCGCACGGTTGTTAAACGTATAAGTGTGCTCGCCAGTTGATAGGTATAGCGTCGTTTCGTTACCGTCTGATGTAACAATTTGTGCCTTGCCGTTTCGTGCGTATGTGATTTGTGCGTTCTTCATTTTTTTACCTTCCTTATCGCTCGATTAGTTGCTTCAACTCGTGTACACAGTCGGCTGCTGAACAAACAACTGCTGACCATGCCAAAATCAAAATAAATGCTCCCATTACATCACCGTCCATTGTTTTTTTTTTTTTTTAGTAGCGGTTTAACGTCATGCTACCGTGACACCTAACCACTACTCAAAGATAATCGCACCAAGTCGGATGTCATCAATCAGTTCGTAGATTTTGTAAGCAACAAGTACACCGGCAATTAAGCCAAACATCTCTAATAGGTAAACTTCTGAATCAGTCATGTTATAATTCTCCTGTTAATTTAAAGACCCCAATGCGGGGCAACTGAATAACCTTTAGTCCAACGGGTGCCACCGCTGGGCTATTTTTTTGCTGTCAAACCAACTTATACAGCCAAGCGTTTAGCTTCTCTGCCGTGGTTGGAAAAATATCAGTCGATTCATTGCTTAGCAGTCTGCTTAACGTCCAGCGACTAACACCAGTCTGCCGTGACATCTCAATCACTGAAATATTTTCTTCACCGCGCTTTCGCTTCAAAGCGGTCAGCATATCGTTTGATACTTTCATACTCGCTCCTTTCGGCGCAACATTTTGTTGCTAACGGTGAACCTATTGTATAGCAACATTTTGTTGCTTGTCAACATTTTGTTGCACGTTTGATTTTTGTGGGGTACACTCTTCTTTGATATAACAAGAAACAGGTGATATTAAATGACAAATAGAATTGCTGAATTACGAACGCAAAATAACGAGTCGCAAACTGACATAGCTAAGTTGTTGGGAACTTCTAGGCAAGCCGTCTCTCTTTATGAAAAAGGTGACCGTGAACCAAAACTAGAAACATGGGTAAAATTAGCCAATCACTTCGGTGTTAGTGTTGGTTATATAACCGGTGTATCGAACGATAAACACGACTTCTACGGAGGTACTGAAAACGAGATAAAAGAACTAACCAAGCAATGGAATGAATTCGCTGATGATGACGCTAAAATGTTCGACCGTTTGTTAGATCTGCTTGTTCCTGAAAGTTCAAACGACTTAAAAGACAGGTTAGATATTCACATCAAACAAAAGGCAATCGTTAATCTTTACATTTTGTTGCGTGGTGCTGTTGGGCAAGGGTTAAGCGGTAAAGAAGAACTTCTAAATCAACTTGACCAACTTGTTAGCGATATCTGGGGTTCAGATGATTTTGTTATAGATGACGAGGGCGCTGAGTTCTCGTGGCGCAATAATCAGTAAACTATCCATTTTGTGAATTTAATGCCGATACATAGAAGAGTTGGGCGCTCGATAAGTAGAGGTATTAAAAATGAGTGTTAAACAAGAAGCTAATAACAAGTGGTCAGCGCGTATCACTTGGACAGATGACCTTGGCAAGCGTCACGAAAAGCGTAAGCGCGGACTCGCAAGCAAAACACTAGCCAAGCAGTGGGAACGTAAGACGTTAGCAGCAATCGATAACGGCGATTTTGATAAGGTCAGCGTAAACATGACAACTAACCAGTTGTTTGTTCAGTGGTTTGCTGATTATTCTCGCACCGTTAAGGCTGTGTCATCAGCTAAGGTAAAAAAGATGTTTGAACAACACGTACTAACTTCCGAGTGGTTTGACGGCGTGCAAATTAAGAACATCAAAAAGCGCGATGTTCAGCTGTGGGTTAATGCAATGGCAAAAGAATTCACAACATACAAGCGACAAGTGAACTACTTTAAACAAATGCTATCCATGGCGGTGTCTTTGGAGTTGATAGATAGCGACCCGTTTGACGCGGTGTTGTATCCAAAGGCTAAACCGGCGCCCGTCTATAATGACCGTGTAAACTTTTATGACCGTCAGCAGTTAGCTGCGTTCTGGTCAGCTGTCCAAGGTAAATACGATAACCTTGAAACAATGCATAAACTCGCTTATCTGCGCCTGCTAGCGTGGACTGGAATGCGTAACGGAGAACTTAGGGCTATTACTTGGTCTGATGTTCACTTAGACGGCAACGACCCTTATATAGACGTAAATAAGACGATGAGCGAAGTAACCGGTCAAGGTGTGGTTATTGATACACCTAAAACAGAAGCCGGCAAGCGCACCGTTAAGTTAGATCAAGTAACTGCTAACTACTTGAAGAAGTGGCGTGCTATCCAAGGTCAGAAACTTATGGCTAAGGGGCAACAAGCTGATGTAGTGTGGACTAACAAGGTTATGACAAAGCGAATATCAGCTAACCAACCGCGCACTTGGTTGCTAGCTGCGATTAAAGATACTGATGTCCCGCGTATCAATATCCACGGTTTACGGCACACGTACATCACTTTAGCTGTCCAAGCTGGTATGGATATTAAGACGTTACAAGCGCAAGTTGGTCACGATGATGTTCAAACAACACTTAACGTGTATGCGTCCGTCACTGACGAAATGCGGGCAAATACGGCTGAAACATTCACATCGTTGGTAAACTTCTAACAACAACACAAAACGCCCCTGTACGGCTTTTTACGGCTTTGTACAAGGGCGTTATTTTTAGGCTATCCATGTTTTTGTGGAGTAGAAACTCCACCATTACTCCAATAAGTGGAGTAGGCGTCAACCCTTGGTATTACTGGGTTTACACTATCTCTACTCCAAATACTCCGCTTTTTTATGAGTTCATACCAAAAAGTTTAAACAAGGAAGAAGCAACATGGCTAGCAAGTAGCGTCCACACAACTGTCCACAATCGCGTCGAATTTAACGTGATATAACAAAATCTAATGTGGACTACATCGTGGACAGATAAAAGAAAAACCCTGATATACCAAGCGATAACGCCTGTATATCAAGGTTTAACAAATCATATAACTGGGCATACTGGACTCGAACCTGCAACCGTATTACCGGCAACTGCTTAGCAAGCAGTCTGTTTTCCATTCACTTATATTCCATAACACCAGTCAGACGATGATTATTGCCAATCCAATCATTTGTTTTCTTCTGTTCAGTGCAAAATTTATCTTTGATATACTATTCATAAATTAACATAAAAGGTGACGTATAAATGAAAAACAATTACAAAGTTTTCTCCACAACAACATCAGTTAGCCTGTTTGCAATTTTCTATAGCGTCATCCTCTGTTTGTCATTCAAATACTACAATTTCAATTTTTTACATGACTTTATCAACCGGCTGGGCCTTAATCAGAATCAACTATTGATAACGTCCACCGTTTTTTCACTATCAATTCAATTGTTCCTGTTCGCATTATCGGAGAATTTAGCCAATACTTTAAAGGGTTGGCAAACTATTTTAGGTCTATCACCATTTTTTTTAGGCGGAGTCACTTCAATAATTACTTTAAACCTTACTAGTAAATCTCCCGTGATAGTTGTCACTTTTTCAATCCCGGAAACTATGATAATTTCACTACTAATTTCACTAACTGTATTTCAGATTGCGTCTTTATTTTTCCAAAACGCAAAACTGACTATTTGGGAGTTTCTTTCTAATACAAATAGGGATTCAATTGAATTCATAGTTATTAACAACTTAAAAGAGTTTATCTTACCCATTATCGCGGTCATTATTTCTATCTTTGCTCTTTTGATCAGATGAAGAACGTGCGCTTTGATAGCCCAACCAATATGCCAAGCCGACACCGAAAAACATCCAGAAAATAAAATACATCATAGTTATACGTCACCCCCTAAAATAAAAAACAGGCAGCACATACAAGCTCCTTGCACGGTAATAACTATCAAAGTTTATCCTTAATAGTTTTGAGTATGTACGCCAGACACAGCAACTGGTAGTGTCGTTTAAAACAAATACAAGGAAGATTATCCTTTAATTTATTTTTTGCTATGTGATGCATGTGGTCAGGATTTGCACCTGACAGATGACCTATTCCGCCACACATGCTTTGTTTCAATTTTGGTACTCTATCATAATAACTTGGAACACCCGCACCCTGCACGCGGCACTTATGAACCATATACGCGCTTTTTCTTCGTAAAATTAGTCAAAATAAAATAAAAAGGTAACAATCTAACTGATTGCTACCTGATGTGAATATGCCGATAGTGGGATTCGAACCCACAACCAATTAAGGGACGGATTTTAAGTCCGCTGCGTATGCCAGTTCCGCCATATCGGCTTATAAAAGCAAAGATTGATAGACATCTGGGTGAGTGTTGTGGCCATATAGGGATGAAAAGGCCTAAGATCTATCAATCCATGCCATGTTCCCTACTGGTCTCGAACCAGTGACCGGACGGTTATGAGCCGTCTGCTCTAACCAACTGAGCTAAAGGAACAAAAGAATACTTCCAAATACAGCGAGTACGCATTCGGAAGTATTAAAAATTACTTATCAAACTTTTCCTTGATGTCTTCAACTACATCTTCCGCAGCATCCTTAACATCTCCAAAGGCATCCTTGGCCTTACCCAATAGTCCTTGGACCTTACCTTCTACCTCACGAGTTTCATCTCCAGTAACCTTACCTTCAACTTCCTTCGCCTTACCTGCTACTTGATCCTTTGCGCCATCAATCTTGTCTTCTAAAGCCATGATCGTACCCCCCTCAGGTTATCTATAATATGTTACACACAAATAGTATATCCACTTGGTTAAATAGTCAATAAATAATTAATAAGTTGCGCAACTAATAACTGCTGCTTTCCTTAACTCGCAGATCATCAACGTCAGAAAAACTATCAGCGAACAACAGAAACGCTTCATCGATAATCTCTTGACCACGTCTAGTGCTGTAACCAGTCAGTGCTTCTACTTGTAACCATTCTAAGTGTCGGACGTATCGCAACCACATGAAGTGCCTGTGTGGCTGTGTCATAACCTTGATGGCATGGACAACGGCATCGTAGTAGTACACAGCGTTAGCGTGATTAGTAAATCGTTCATCGTTAGCATTACCAAATGATCGTGCACTTGGCATGTCTGAAATTTCAACTGACTTCAAATCAACATATCCCATATCAGCCATGTTAACAATACGTGGCCACTCACTATCAAAAAACTCTCGAACCGCTTCTCTTGTTGCCTTCTCATTCACCGCTGGTAAAAGTGCCATTCCTACGTCCTCCGAACCATGTTAAAATGAACTTACTCCCTAAATTCTTTTACATGGCGCTGGACTTCTGTCTGGCGCTTTTTGTTTATCCTTCTTCTACCCAATAGTAATAGCCAACTAACCACTTGCTGACCATATGCTTGATGAGCCACTTGCTACTTGTGCGATATGCCTGGCGCTTGTTCCACGTCCGCGCAATCACACGCTTGCCTTCTGGCGTATAAGCGAGTTTGAAGTAGCCTTGCTTATCTCGAAAATAGTAATACTTACGCATGATCCTCCAACTCAATCTGCTTCAATGCTTCGCGCGCTTCGTTGTAACCAACGTCTTCACGGAACTCCAACCAGTTCATGTATCCACGTCCTTCTGCGTATTCCTTCATCTGCTTTGCAGTCACTCCCATGATTACCACTCCTCACGTTCGACTAAATCTGCCGTGCGCACAATTTCGTATGCATCACTAAAATAGCGTTCCTTCAGTAACAAAAGGTTGTCACCGCTCGAAACTGGCTTATGGAATCTGCCACCCATGTTCTTGTTGAACACAGTGTACTTAGGCGTCTTCTTACCCATGTCGTCACACCTCCATCAATTCAACGTCTGCCAAACGATTAACATTATTGCGATTAGCAAACCTGTTTCCAAACCGATAACCACGTTCAAAACAATTTCATGCTTGCGTAACTCTTTCCAAAGGACAAAGTCATTTGTACCGAGCGTAGTAAGTGTGTTGATGGTATCCCTGGTAGCTTCCATGCGTTCCTCGCGCTCACTCTCAATCGTATTCAACAAGAATCGATCGCTTTGTACTCGGTTGTCAGTTTCAACGTATGACCCTTGAACCGAACTCCCAGCCAAACTAATCCTTGCTAATTCGGCATTTGTTTGTTCTTCATTTTTCACCGTAAATCTCCTTCACATACGGGCTTACAGTCTTTTTACCCTTGGCTGTTTATGTTTAATCGACTTCTTCTGCTACGTCGTTCTTGAGAATAATCAGTTGATTCAATCCCTCGATATATTTAATTGACTCATCTGCCTTATGCTCCAAGTCTCGAATGCGTTCAACCGTCATTTTGTAGAAGTTATCTGCATCTTCTTCGCTAGTGTCATAGGATAGGTATGCAAATTTTGCACTATCGCGGTAGATGTCATGCGAAAATGCACTGATGTGATCCATTTTTAGACGTTGTGCCGCCTTTGCAAGGTCGGTTTTGAGTTCATCTGGGAAATCATTCGAGAAGATGTGATAAACGGTCACAATGACCTTGCTGTGAGGATTGATGACCATACCAACTTCACCGCTATGCCATACTTGTGTGCCGTTATTTTTCATCTTGACCATTTCTGCATCCATGTTGAATGACGTCAGCCAGTTCTTCCAATTATTTCGCTCCGTTTTGAATCGGCTCTTCAATTGCTCTGCTGCATGCTCACTGAACTCATACAGCTCAATACGCTTAATTCCCATGTTTACTCCTTTGTTACCCACACTAACCCGTCATTTCTGACACACCCAATATTTTAGAAACGCTGCACAACACGCCTGCCGTTCGCTGTGCGCCCGTTTGACGCATTAGCGGCTAATCGGTCAGCTCGTGTCCTTCTAAGTTCTGACAGCTTCTCTGCTGTCCCCTTAGCCATATCTTCAACTGATGCGTAGCCAAGCTCTTTTGCCATGCGCTGATTTTGTTGATCAATCTGTTCGGCAGTCGGCTTGCTGGGCCCGCTTTCAAATTTTAATGGCTGACCAAATTTTCCTTTTTGACCCCGCAGGCTCCTATTTTTCTCAAATTCCCCAACTTGTTCAGCAGTTGCAAGGCCGTTAGACAACCAAAGCTCCACTTTCTTCTTCACATATGCACTTGAGTAGCCACCTTCATTTTTGGCCGCTCGAATTGCCAGAATTAAAATCTTTCGAGCTTCTTGTTCGCTCGGAGCAACCCTGGCAATATCAGTCAAGAAATAATAGATGTCTTCAGCCGTATATTTGTTCGGCTCTATCTCGTTAGCGGTCCACTCTCGCATAATTTGGGGGTTGTTTCGTGTAATCATTGAAACTACCTTCCGTTCCGTCCGCCGCCGTTTGTACACGCCAAATCCCCTATACTATGAAAGCGGCTCTTCCGGCGGCGGACTGTGTTATTAATATGTGTTATTAATATGTGTTCTTCTCCTAGACTTTTTGTCCGGTAGTGTACCGACTTTTTGTCCGGTAGGGTATAGACTATTTATCCGGTAGGGGGTTCACCTTAATACTGCGTTTAATAACTTGCTTAGTACCTTCCTTGTAATGCAATTCAATCGTGATGTATCCATATTTCACCAATTGACTGATGAGCCTAGAAGCAGCATCAACCGTTAATTCGTATCGTTGTGCAAGTGCTGCATTACTGATATAAACGTCACCGTACACATTAGCTAATGAGTAAATTTCACCAAAGAATAGTTTTGCGTTTGGTTTCAATCGGTTGTCATGAGCTACAACTGCTGGCGTGTTTAGATAGTAATTAACACCTTTAAAATCTTCCGCCACATCTCACCGCCTAGAATGGTAGATCATCTTCATTAAACGAAGTTGCATCGTTACCGTACATTTGATTAGGTGTGAATCCACCTTGTTGTAGTTGCTGACCATTCGATGGACCTTGTGCTGGCGCAGAATTGAAACCACCTTGTACCTGATTGCCACCGCTTTGGTTTCGTCGCTGTTCACTTTCTGCCTTGCTTTCTAGCAATGAGAAGTTATCAACGACAACTTCCGTTACATAAACACGTTGGCCTTGTTGGTTCTCGTAGTTACGAGTTTGCAAGCGACCTTCAACCGCCACCAACGACCCCTTAGAAGTGAAGTTGGCAAAGTTTTCAGCTGACTTACGCCAAATAACCCCATTAAGGAAGTCCGTCTCACGCTCACCGTTTGAGTTAGTGAATTGACGGTTAACAGCAAGCGTAAATGAACCAGCTGCTGCACCTGACGTTGTGTATCGCAACTCAACGTCCTTGGTTAGTCGTCCTACTAATACGACGCGATTTATCATTGTCTATTTCCTCCATTCGCTTGAATGTCATAAGTCCAAGACGTTGCAATGTTTCAGGGTCCAACTTGATACCCTTAACGTGATATTTCTGTTCAAATGCTGGCCACCCAATGTTGTGTGCTTCATTGTGGTGAACTCGGCATAATGCAATCAGGTTCTTTTCTCTGTGGTCTACCAGATTTCGGTCGTTACCCATTCCAACTGTGTCAATGTGGTGGACATCAGCAGGGCGTCCACACACCACACAGCTTCGGTGGCTCAACGATGAATACATATAGG